TTGCATATGAATTGTTTAGTAATATGCAAACGAATGAACCTGATACCCCTGAATACATTAGTGGAAGACTTGGGTTAGAGATGATTCGTAATACTTACTTGATGTCAAATCTATTAAGAACAAGTGAAATAGAAAGAATTGTAGGATAACCCTTGACAATAGTTGTTTCAACCTGTTACAATGGCTATATAAACTAAAAAAGACATGAGAGGTCTAATATGAAAGAGAGTATGAGAAAAGAAATAATGAGTATGAATCTAAGTGAGTTAAATGACTTGGGTGATTTTATTCGTGATGTTAAAGTAATGAATGCCAAGTCTACTCTAAAAGTAGGAATGGAAGTTTATGTTGTACAAAAGACTAAAAGAGAGTTAGGTACAATCACAAAAATTAATATAAAGAAAGCAATAGTTCAAATAGGAAGTCGTTCTTATAGAGTTCCTATGTCTATGTTGGAGGCAGCTTAATCATGGGTGCAGTAAAAGACATGTATATGGATGAGGCTGAAACAATTTTATCAGTCACAGCTAATAGATTAGTTGGTGGTGAAATAGATGAAGATGGAGCTTTAAAAATATTAGAAGATGAAAAGGATTTATTAAACTTAATAGGTCTAAATGATAAGTATGATTCACTGGCAGTCATATATGAAATGACAGACCAGTTACATAAAAAACAAAATGGAGATTAAGATTGAACGATAAACCAAGACAAAATTTTCAAGTTCGTAACTATGAACAAAAAAAACAGTTTAAGAAAAGACCAGAACAAGAACAAGCAACTGGATTATCTGTAAAAGTTCATGGTGATGATATCACTAAGGCATTACGAATATTTAAAAAGAAAATTCTTACTGCTGACATATTAAATGAGGCAAGAGAAAGACAACACTATACAAAAAAAAGTGAAAAGAATAGATTATCAAAATCTGCTGGAAGACAAAGATGGTTAAGAAAACTAGCTACAATAGCTGGGCCACATCAATACGATAAGAATTATAGAAAAAAACATAGAGGAATATAAGATGGCAGATATTAAATTATTAAGATTGACCACAGGTGAAGATATTGTGGCAGAAGTAACTAATCAAGAATATGCAGATAATGTTAAAACAGTTACAAGAATAAAAAAACCATTCGTATTAATACCAATGGCACAGAATCCAGGCACAAGTCAAGAAAGTAAATTATACTTCTCACCTTTTATTCCATTCGCAGAGAATGAAGAATTTGATATTAAAGAAGAAAATATTATTACTGTAAATGAACCTAAAACAGATATTAGAGATAACTATTTAAATTATGTAGGTGCAATTGTACCAGTTGAGAAAAAGATTATATCATGACAGATGAAAAAGATGAAAAAGACAATGTAGTCGTAGGCCCTTGGGGTAAACAACCTGAAAACAATGGTGAATGGATTAAAGATGGCTACGACAAGGCATTAGAAAAAAATACTACTACATTAAAAATGCAAGAGAAACTTTCTAAGATTGATGGTTTGGCTGAAACAATGATGGTACAGATGATTCATACTATGAATGAACAAGGTTATGATATTTCAAATGAAAGTTTTATACTAGATATTGGATTTTTATCAGAAACAATTAAAGCTATATTGAGTAGACAAGAAAAACTACCACATGTTGTACAAGGATTAATTGATAGTCTAATGACACCTGAAGAAACTAAAAATGAAGATGGCGTAGATTTACATTATTCGAGATTTGATACGCCACTTCTAGCAGATTTAGTAGATATGGCTGAAGAAATTAAAAATGAAGAATTTAATGAAGATGAAATAACCTTTGAAGCAGATACAGATAAAATATCTGACTGGAAACCAAGTGATGAATTTAAAGTAGATAAATCTATGAATGAAAAAAGAAATAAAAAATTATCAAAGAAAAAAGAAGATGATGATGATGATAATGGAAACGAATTTTAAGAATTACAACAACGTAATTGCCGATATGACTATACGAGGCATAAAATTAGTTATAAACGACAATAATCATAGGAGATTATAATATGGGAAGAAAGAAACTTTCAAAAACACAAAGAGTAATTAATGCCTTCGAAAGAGGTGATGTAATTACATGGAAAACATTAAGAACAACATTTGACCTAACTTCGCCACAAGCAATGGTGGATAAATTAAGAAGAACAGGTCTTATGATTTATACTAATAAAGGTGATTCAGGTACTTCGTATCGTATGGGTGAACCAACACAAGCAATTATTAATGCTGGTGTAGGTGCTGTACTAATGAATGGCAGAGCTGATAAAACAATTATCGCTGCTGGAATCAAAGCACTTTATGGTAACGGCGTAGGATACGCTTCTTAATTAATTAAGAATTAGTTTGGGTGGCATTCGTGCCACCCTTTCTAAACAAACAGGAATTTAAAATGATATTAATTGACATGAATCAAATTTCACTGGCCTCACTTATGATGCACTTGCATATGAATGATGGTAAAATGGATGAAGAAATGGTTAGACATATGATATTAAATTCTGTACGAATGTATCGTACTATGTTTAATGAAGACTTTGGTGAAATAGTATTAACATACGATTCTAGAGCATACTGGCGTAGAGAAATATTCCCACAGTATAAGCATAGTCGTAAAAAGAGTAGAGAATCAGATGGTAAAGACTGGGATAGTATCTTTGGTGTTTTAAATCAGATTAGAGAAGAAGTAAAAGAATTTTTGCCCTATAAAGTTGTTGAAACTTATGGTGCAGAAGCAGATGATGTGATTGCAATAGTATGTAAACATTATCAAAGTGAAAAAATCATGATTGTATCAGGTGATAAAGACTTTATACAGTTACAAAAATATGAAAATGTAAGACAATACAGTCCAATTACTAAAAAACATATAAATGGGTTTGACCCGGTTGTCTATATAAAAGAGCATGTATTGAAAGGCGATAAATCAGATGGTGTTCCAAATGTATTATCACCCGACCATACCTTTACAGATGGTTTGAGGCAAAGGCCTTTAACATCTAAAAAGATTGAAAGTATACTAGCTCAAGACATTGAAGATTTAAATGATGAAGTGAAACGAAATTATCAGAGAAATGATAAACTAATTAATTTGGATAATATACCAGAAAAATTAGAAGAAGATATCTTAGATGATTTTAAAGGAGCCACTTGTGGTGACAGAAGTAAACTATTAAATTACTTTATAAATAAAAGACTGAAAAGTTTAACTGAACAAATTGGAGAATTTTAAAATGGCAAATGGTAATTATACATTATTGTTTTCAGAAGTACTTGACAAAGTACACAAAGCGAAAACTAAAGCAGAAAAGGTAGCAATACTAATAATTAATGATAACAGTTCATTAAGAATGGTATTGAAAGCATCTTTTGACCCAAAAATTGAATGGGTGATACCAGAAGGTGAAGTACCATATAAAAAGAATGATGCCCCTATGGGAACAGAACATACTATGCTTCAAGCTGAAGCAAAAAAGTTATGGCACTTTATAAAGGATGCTGATAAAGATACACAACAAGCACAAAAAGAAAAAATGTTTATTCAAATGTGTGAAGGCCTACATGAATCTGAAGCACAATTATTGTGTGATGCAAAAGATAAAAAATTACATCAAGTATATAAAGGTTTATCGAAAGATGTAGTAAGAGAGGCTTTCAAATGGGATGAAAATTTCATGGTAGAAGCAGCACCAGTATATCCACAGGCACCTGGTAGTGCATCTGGCGTATAAAGTACTTGACAAGTCTTGTTAGACCTGTCATAATGGTTAACAATGAGGATAAAGATTCCCGTTCATATCAACTCACTCTCTCTCGACCTCATCAAGAGTTGGTATGAACACCTTATAGGTTTAAATTATGAGTAGAGCAATCAAAAAAATACCATACAAGTTTGTTCATGTATATTGGATTGATATTCAATCTGATAGTTCATGGCGAAGTGTTGAAGATGTAAAAGAAGATGATTTACCTAGATGTTTAAGTACAGGTTTTTTAATTAGTGATGATGATGAAATGATTAGAATTGTTTCAGATTTTAATTTTAAAGATGATGGCAGTATTGATGAATGTGGTAATTCTACAATTATACCAAAAAGTGTGGTACTAGAAATAAAAGAGGTGACATAATGATTTATATAGCATCAACTGCTGTTGTAATCATACTAGAGATAATTTATCATGACATTGATAAAATGAGAGAACGAGAAGAAAAAAGATTTAAAGAAAATGTTTGAACATGTAATCAGAAATCCATTTGATATGAAACCAATTTTCAATACATGTGAAAAACCATCATTCAATGTGAACGAAACTAATTTGCAAATTCAATCACAAAAAAGAATTGAGTTAGATAACCTAGGCAAAAACATTTGGTTTGAAACCCCAACAGCAATTAAAGAAAATTTAGTTCAAAAGACAGCTGCAAAATTAGGACTATTTAATGAACATAATAATTATCAAGTTTTCACAGAATGTAATGATATAAAACAACTAGGATTGGCAATCGAGGATGATGTTGTTATTATGCACAAGGGAAAACTAGAGGCATGTTTTGTGGCATTTCCCTCATCATGGAACGCTGGTGAAAAGATGGGGAAAAGTCTTGCAGAATTACACGAACCAATTGCAGACAATGAGGCATTAGTTCGTGCATCTGATGGTATCATGAGAGCCATGACAAGTGGACAATCGTATCACAGATATACTTGGGGTATATCATCACTAGATGGTTATAGTAATCATCCATTATATGATAAACCAGACTTTGATTCACTGGATGATTTGACATTTAGAGTAGAACATGAGAGGACTGTTACAATCACAGAGGATACCACTGCAGCCTTCCTAATACATATAGACACATATCCATTAGAAGATGTGTTAAAGTGGGATTATGGACTAATTAAAGGGGCTGTTGACAGTATGAGTGTAAGTGTATTAGAGTATAAGAATTTAAAGAAAGTTAAGGAGTTGTTAAGTGAATATATTTTATCTTCATAAAGACCCAATACAAAATGTCAAGTGGCATGTTGATAAACATGTTGTCAAAATGGCAACAGAATATGCACAATTATTATCTACTGCACATAGAGTAATAGATGGTGAATTGTACGAAGGCAGAACAAAAAATAATCATAGAATCAAAAGGTGGAAACTACCTGATGAAAGGGAAAGTGTATTGTATAAAGCAAGTCATGTAAATCATCCTTGTAATGTTTGGGTGCGTGAAAGTAAATCAAATTATCGTTTGATGTACCAGATTTACATGGCTTGTCTTGCAGAGTATACATATAGATATGGAAAAATACATGGTGCTTCAAAACCATCTATTAGTCTACTTAGGACACCAAATAATATTAAGGATATTGGGTTAACAGAATTACCTCAAGCAATGCCTGATTATTGTAAGGTGATAGGTAATCCAATTCAGGCATATAAAAATTATTATATAAATGAAAAGAATGGATTTGCCAATTGGAAAAACAGAACGAGGCCAGAATGGTATGGTAGAAATATATAACAGTCAAGACCAAGCAGAAGATATTGCTGGGTTAAAACTAGCAGTTAAAAACTTAGAAAAAACTGTAGAAAAAACGAATGAAAGAATTGAATCTATGGAAAATAATTGTGATTCATTTTTTGAATCTATAGAAGAATTAGAATCATTACTTAATGAAATAGAATTAGGTGAAAAGGAATATCCAAAATAATGCCAACATATACATTTGAAATAATAGAAACTGGTGAACAGTATGATGAAGTAATGAAGATTGCTGAAAAGGATGATTATCTAAAAAATAATCCAAAGATTAAACCAGTCATGACTGCACCACATTTTGTGGGCGACCATATTATTAAAAAAATGGATGGTGGATTTAAAGAAACACTAGAGAAAATTGCAGAGAAAAATCCTAATACACCACTTGCAGATAGATTTTCAAGAAGGTCTGCAAAAGATATTAAAAAAGAAAATATTGTTAAGAAATACAATTTAAAGGACACCTTTTAGATAAATAGTATTGTGATATGGTCAATATATTTTCACTAATAGATTATACACAGGGGATTAACTGACGGATTAGTTAATCCCTACTTTTATAGGTAAAAATATATGGCACAACCAAAAGTAGGTAATATAATAGAACACTCTGAGCCTGGTATGGATAGAGTTGCAACAGGTAAAGTTGTAGAATTACTAAGTTCACAATTTGTATATGAAGTTCATAAGGTTGTAGAAAAGGGTAGAGAAAAAATACCTGTAGATAAAACAAGTACAAGAATGTGTCTATACAATGACTCTAATGAATCTTGGAAAAAAATTTAAGGAATAATTATGTCAAAAAAGAAAGAAATCAATTCTAGTGATTTAGTAAAAATTGAACCAATCACAGATAATCAAAAATTAGTATTCGAAGGTCACAAAGCAGGGAAGAATGGTTTTCTTTTTGGTTGTGCTGGTACAGGTAAAACATTTGTAACTTTATACCTTGCATTACAAGAAGCACTTAAACAAGGAACATCTATTGATAGAGTAGTTATTGTTCGTTCATTAATACCAACAAGGGAAATTGGATTCTTGCCAGGTGATGAGGAAGACAAAGCTGCATTGTATCAAATACCATATTCAAACATGGTACAATTTATGTTCAAGCAACCCAATGAAGATGCATTTAGAGGTCTGTATGATGCTCTAAAAAGACAAGGAAGTTTGCACTTTGTATCTACATCATTTTTAAGAGGTTTAACATTTGACAATTCAATCATCATAGTAGATGAATGTCAGAATTTAAACTTCCATGAGTTAGATACTATCATTACAAGAGTAGGACAAGATTCAAAAATATTCTTCTGTGGTGACTTTAGTCAAACAGATTTAACTAGAACCAACGAAAGAAATGGACTGCATGATTTTTTAAGAATATTAGAAAACATGAACGAGTTTAATTGTGTTGAGTTTGAGATACCAGATATCGTAAGGTCTGGGTTTGTAAGAAACTATTTAATAGAAAAAACAAAACTCGGAATAGGAGTGGAGTTATAATATGTCATTGTATGATAATGCAATCAGTGAAGAAGGTTTATCACTTATCAAAAGATTTGAAGGTTGTAGATTAGAATCTTATAAATGTTCTGGTGGAGTATGGACAATAGGTTATGGTCATACTGAAAATGTAAAAGAAGGTGATACTATAACACAAGAGAAAGCAGATAAATTATTAAAAAGTGATATTGCACAGTTTGAAGTATATGTTAATTATAGTGTAATGGTTGAAGTAAATCAAAGTCAATTTGATGCTTTAGTTGCATGGACATTTAATTTAGGCCCAGGCAATCTAAGAGAATCAACATTACTAAAAGTTTTAAACAATAAAGATTATGTATCAGTACCTCGTGAAATAAAAAGGTGGAACAAGGCAGGTGGCAAAACTTTAGATGGTTTAATTAGAAGGCGTGAAGCAGAATCATTACTATTTGAAAATAAGGAATGGTATAAAGTATAATTATGAGTTTATTAGATTTCCCTGTTTTAAATACTAAAACAGTTGACAAAAAAAGATATTATGTAACACCAGAGGGTAATGAATACCCATCTATTACTACAGTACTATCACCTAGAGGTAAAGAGGGGTTAATGAAGTGGCGTAAAAGAGTCGGTGAAAAGACTGCAAATTACATATGTAATAAGGCTGCAACCAGAGGAACAAAAGTTCATAAAATGTGTGAAGATTTTCTAAATGGTGAAGATATGACACACCACAAGAAAGATTTTTTACCATATTGTTTGTTTAATGAGTTAAAAGATAAGACCTTTAACAACATAAATGAGGTAATTGGACAAGAGGTAACTTTGTATTCTGATAAATACAAGGTAGCAGGAAGAACAGACTTGATAGCTGAGTACAAAGGAGAGTTATCAATCGTAGATTTTAAAACATCTACAAATGAGAGAAAGGATTCTTACAATGAAAATTATTATATTCAAACTGCGGCATATGCCGAAATGTTTGAAGAATTGACAGGGAAACCTATCAATCAAATAGTAATTTTAGTTGTAACAGAGAATGGTACAGTACAAGAGTTTATTAAAGATAAACAAGAATACATACCATTACTAGAAGAAACATTAGAGGAGTGGTATAAGAAATGAATGTAACATTTACAGAAAGCGCAGCTAATCAGGCATTACACATTTTAAAAGATGAAGGTGATGATAAACTTAATGTCCGTTGTTTTATACAAGGTGGTGGATGTTCTGGTTTTCAATATGGTTTTACTTTAGACCAACAAAAAAAGGATGACTGGGTATTTGAAACCAATGGTGCTAAGTTATTGATAGACCCTATGAGTGGTATTTACTTTAAGGATGCTACTATTGATTTTGTTATTGATAATCTTAAAGGTTCGGCATTTGTTATTAGTAATCCCAATGCAAAATCCACATGTGGATGTGGTTCAAGTGCTGCATTTTAACACTTGACAAATGATGTTAGACCTAGTATAATGGTCTATAACAATTGGAGTATATTATGGAATTAAACAGAGATGGTGATGGGTTTCTCATCAACACAAGTGATTGGTCAGAAGAAGTCATGTATGAAATGGCAAAATCTGATGACATGGAAATCACAGAAGAAATCAAAACTTACATAAACAAAGCACGAGAAATGTTTAATACAACAGGCACAGTACCAGCAGTTAGAATTTTTGCAAAAGAATTTGGTATGGATAGAAAGGCAAGTAAACTATATGATGTTTTTAAATCAGGCCCAATGAAGAAAATTGCAAAGTATGGTGGTTTACCAAAACCAACAGGTTGTGTATAATGGCAGATGCTAAAAACACAGTACACACACCAAAAACATTTTCTTTAGAAATAGAAAAAATTGCATTTGATAAAAGATGTACTCATCTAGAAGCAGTATCTATCTACTGTGAAAAAATAGGTATCGAACCTGTAACCACAGCAAAACTATTAACTAAAAGTTTAAAAGAAAAAATAGAAGCAAATGCAATAGAATTAAATTACCTACCTAAAGTAGCAAAGTTACCTATGTAATGCAACCAATAGATGCATACTTGATGTATTGTGCCATGAAGGCACATTTTGACAAAAATGATTATGACTTTGTAAAGTACAACGGAAAATCTAAAGTGTCAAGAGATTCATTCTATAAAAGGAATGATAGGGTATTTTTTGTTAAATTAACTCGTAAGTATAAAAGTAAAGAAGACATACAAGATTATCTACTTGCTAATTTTTTAATACACCCAAAAGGTTGGGTTGGTAAATTTGATGAAGATAATTATATACATTGGAAAAAGAAAATACAGAGTTTAAGTTATACATTTAAATCTGAAATTGAATCTATATTAGATAAAGATTTAGTTGCAGTATGTGAGAATAAACATCCTAAGTTATTAAAAGAATATTTGGGTAAAAGAGTATCACTAGAAAGTATGGTTATACTTGATAGTATATTACAGTTTCATAAAGTATGGAATGTTAAACTTGTTGAAGATTATGTATGGAAAGATGTGTATAAGCTTATGAATGATTATACATCCTTTCTTAAATTTGATACTAAGAGTTTTAAGTTAATATTAAAAGGATTGATGAATGGATAGACCAGATAAATTAGATTGGTGGATTAAATGGTTCTCAAGTATAGTCTTGATTATAGGAGCTGCAACAACAGCACTAAACATGTATCCATATAATATGTACTTTCAGTTTACAGGTATATCAGG